GGAAAACTTACAGATTTATCCGAGGAAAGTCCCCACGCGTTAGCGTGGTTGAAAACCTCGAAAAATACCTGATGGTAGTTCTAACGTGTGGAGCGGAATGGAAACCTCTTCTTACCAATGAGAAGAGTAAAGGCACGACCTGTCCGTGCTAGTGGCTCTTACAATTAAGCCCAGCTTTACGCTGGATTGCAATACCATCCTATTTTACTTTGATGATGCACCTATGCAGGTGCAGGGGCTACACTATATACATAGAACGTGGGAACGTTCAAGTAGATGTATAGACCATAATCCACTCCTATGCCAACGTAGGAGTGAATAATGGTGGGTGCCGCATTAGTTAGCGACACTGGGGTTGGGAAGGCACCCTGGAGTTGAAAACGATCCAGGTCTGATCCGTCCACAATAACACCCTGATTATTATTCGAGGGGTTAGTGGACTGGAACTTCCAGCGTGAGTAGTTGGGTACTTGCACGTTGATGCCAGACTGGGTTGTTTGATTGGTCAAACATTGCCCAGAAGCTCCCGAGTTATTGTACTGACGTACCATTGCCTCGAGTTGGTTGGTGGTGGTGTATGCGGTCTGTGAAAGACTCAAATCCGCAGAAGCTCCAGACACATTGTCTCGGTTCACCCGTAGGTGTTGGAAACTATATGGTGCAGTCACATCGAAAGACCAGTTCATGGAACCACGATAGCATAAAAATGCAGGGGCGAACCAAGAAAGAGCCGTCAAATGAGAGAAATTGTACCCCACCGGGGTTTCAGCTGCAACAATGGTATTTGCCAATGAATAACCATTACTTTTGAAGCCAGGTTGAAGTGGCATCTTCATAAATCCCTTCGAAAAGTGACCATATGAATTGGTGCTAGCTGGAATAACACCTTCGACTTGAACAAGTTCATATCGACGCAACAGCTGTCGCAAAGAACGAATGTTCTCACCATAGTGCACTAGATACTGATCGTCCGTAGACGACCGAGTTTCAGATAACACAATGGTTTTGGCTACAATGGGCTCGGAAATTTCTTCACTCTGAGGAGCAAAGACACTAATCCGTGCCGAAGTATCCACTGGCGTAGGGTTGGCAAACTCAATATCATCACCAGCTCGAACATAAACCAAGATGTCAACCTCGGAAGTAAGAACTGGTGCTGTGAGCTGGTTCAATACACGCACGATAAGGGAACCATTATCGTAGTTGCCATCGTATGAAAACGCTGACATCTCAGTATTTGTCTTCCAAAATTGATTGGAAGCAACGAATGCACTCCGAACAACCAGGAATTGAAGTGCCTGTTGGTAAGGCACTGCAAACTCAATATCATTCGACACGCCAAGGTCCACAATTGCGGTGTGTACAACGTTTGCACTGATGGTAGTGTTACCAACGTGCTGTGCGGCGTACCCAGAGGGATCGAAACTAATACGCAACTTTCCCTTATGATACTTAGAAGAAACAATATGGAACCGAAAGATAACGGAACCCCGCCAGTCTTTAAACGCCTTAGCAACATGTGCCATAGGTGTCATATACAACTTAGATTGGGCTCCACCATCATTATCATACAAGGTTGGTGCTACGTTAGAATAAAATAACGTAGCATCAACCTGGTTAGTAGTGGACCATACGGCCTTAGCCAGGAAAGATTCTCGTGTTGCCATTGACACAAGCGTCATTTCATCCTTACCGGACGCTAATCCAGTAATACGAGGATCCACAGAAAGTTCATTCTTAGGATCTAACGTAAGGCGTTCGATCGGATAACCGATCTCACTCGAAGAGAATTTCGGAAAACACTCTGAACGCATTGGGGAGGTATCTGCTATAACAGGCACATTGGTGAAACCGAAAAGAGCTGCAATCGCTCCTACGGCACCAGCACCAATGCGTGTAGCAGTGGCAAATGGACCAATAATTGGCCAGGATTCAAAGTAGGAAGCTCCTTTCGCTACCCACGATGCCGGTTTTGATACCGTACCTTCGCCAAATTCATCGGATTGCATACTGTAGCCAACAGAGGCTCCAGACAATTCGATGTTTTCAACCCAAGCATAGACACTCACGCTAACTCCGGCAGCTGTGACCCCGTTCGCACTCTTCAATTGAGAATAAACAAGGGTCTGCAACCTGCCAAGGTCAGTCATGTTTGACGACTTTTGGATATTAACCCAATTTGCCGGATAGATGAAGGGGAGAACCATATTATATGAGTCCACTTCACCAATCGTGATGTCCACATGAGGACGCTGAGAATACGGGATCAAATATCGGGTACCAGCGTCGTTCACAATAGTGGACGGGGTGAAGTTGGGCAGAGGATGATAAATCGTCTTCAACAAACCATAATAAAATGGTGATGCCGTAATCATGATCTTCACGTGAAGATCACCACGGAACCAAGCATAATTATTTAGTTTATTTTTGACG